GCAGGAGCTTTATGAGCAGTCTGATATGCCGGGTTCTTTGGAAGAAGCTGAGTTCTATGTGCAGGGTGATAAGACTGTTGCTATGCCTACAAATGTATACGCTATACGCGGCATACGTGAGAAGGCTGGCAATAATGATGTGTGGGAAACAGAGGCTCTTACAGCGCGTTATCGCGAGAATAATTGGGAAACAAATCACGCCAAGTTTCGGGTGAAAGGCTACAGTCCTTTGAAGGTATCGCTGCCTACGTCTATTACTGGTGCAGCTAACAGTACGAATAAACTTGTTGTTAGGTGGTATGGTGTGACAACAACAGATGATGATTATGAGGTTGTTGTTAAAACTCCACACAGCGAGGCTTATTTATTAAGTGTTGCCGGTACTGCTGTTGCTGCATCTGGTTCTTCGGGAACAGCTACATTAGCTAACATCAATGTAGCTTTTACAGACATCGTTAGTTTTTCACGTACATACAAACCTACAGCTACGATAGGCGTAGCGCAGTTAATTGACTACGCAGACAACAGTATAGTTTACGCAGAGATACCGTCGAACAGCATGGAGTCACGTTATCTTATTGTAGACGTAAGCGAGTTTCCATTCTCATCATCTGCTGCTGAAGACGATTCGCATACGTTACAAGTCTTGTATAAGAAAACTTTGCCACGTTTGCAGAATGACACGGACGAATTTCCTGCGCCGGGGTATGACAACATGCTTGGTAGAAAGCGCATGGAGCTGTTTCTTGAGGAGCAGGGCAAGTTAGATGAAGCAATCCTTCACGATAAAAACACCTCGCGCTCGCTAGCGCGAAGGCAAGCTGATCTTGAACGTGGGCAAGAACAGAAGGCAGTATTTAAACGCCACAATCACGACAAACTTACATGGCTAGCTACTCGCAGACCTCTTTTATAGGAGGAATGAACATGGCTCTGGATGATTCTCGTATAGGTCAAGACGAGTATCAGCTAGGTTTGAATGTTCGTAACCGTTTTGGCGATCTGCGTCCCATCAGACGGCCTTTAGAAGTTGCTACAGGCTTTCCTGCCAACGTACCGCTTCAAGGTATTTATTCTGTCGGGGATTTTCTTATACTTGTACAAGGTGGCGATGCTAAATATAGGCATCGTTTGCAAAGTGGGCCACCATTAGAACAGTGGACGCATCTGTGGAATGCGTCTATAAACTCTTCGATGCAGTTAGATCCTGCTGTTGATACCATATACTTTCAATCTGTACCTTCTAGCAGCAGAGGCTTTGCTTACAAGTCTACTGGAACTACGTCTGGTGTTACTGTAGATACATCTGCAACACCACCAACCAGAACTTCTGCAGGTATTGTTGTACAAGACGGCATCAACCAACCGAATCTTATTGAGTTTAAGTCTTCTGGTAGTAGTGCTTTTGTTACTGTTCGTAAGTGTCGTACATATGCAGAACATAATACTACTATAGATGGTGTTGTAGAGCGTGAGTATGTGCCTATTGGTAAGCAGATGATGTACTTCAATGGGAAGTTGTACGTCGTTAGTCCTGACGGTACTATAATATATCATAGTGTTAGCGGCAGACCTCTCGATTTTGTTATAGCTATCAATACGGATGGTGATAAAATTTCTGTTGACGAAGATGTTGGCGGGGCTGCAGCTATTAGCTATTCTGTAAGTTATGATCCTATTACTTGCATAGCTCCGCTTAATACAAATAGCTTTTTTGTAGGTACTAGCTCTGCTTCTTATGCTGTTACACCAGATAATAGTCGTTTGTTGTTTGGTGAGCCAATGTTTACAAAGAAGTATTTGTTTGGTACATCGGCTGTTAACCAGTTTTCGTTTATAGATGTTCTTGGTGATTTTGCTTTCGTAGATTCTGACGGACTGCGCTCGTTTAATGCTGTTCAACAACTTCGTAACGAAGGGCGTAACAGTGCGTTCTCTATGAGTGTTGCAAAACTGTTTGATAACATTGTACAGGATAAGACATTAAGTGCAGCTATATCGTTTGATAACTATGGACTGTTCTCTATGAGAACGATTTACGGTAACGTCGTTGTTGTGTATGATACGATGTCTAAAAAGTTTGTTTCTATAGATACGTACCAAGATGGCGATGACGCTGAAGCTGTTGAGTCTGGTGGTACAGCAACGGGTGGGCATGATGCTGGCAGTGTATCTTATGGGTTTGGTATCATAAAGCAGTTTACAAAGATCAGCACTAACACCGCACATGAGTTGTATGCCATTACTGACACAGGAGAGTTGCTAAAGTTTTATGAAGGTGCTAAACATCTTCAAGCATCAGTCACTACACGTGCTTGGTCATCTGGCGATCCTCGTATAGAGCAGAAACCTTTAGAGCTTCGTACATTGTTTTCTAATGTTAATGCTTGGGAAGCTAAGTCGGTTACGTTAAGTAGTGGTAGTTATTATCCAGACGGCTCAGGCGCACCTGCTGGTGGTGTTTATACTGTAGGAACTTACGAATATGATCGTGATATAAATGTAACTGCTTTGCCTTACGCACTAGCTAGCGGCACGGAAATATCTTTCGCTGGCACTACAACCGCAACGGGAGGGATACTTACACTAACCGCTGATGCTGCTATAGGTGCTACAACACTAAGTGGTAACGTTGCTAGTTCTGGTGCTATATCTGCCGCAGATTCACCCGACGGTTATGTACGTTTTACTGGTGCAGGTACAGCTAAAGCATCTATGTATGCTAACGGTTCTTTCTCAGCTACGCCGGGTATTATATCAAAAACTATGGCAGCACCTACTGCTGTTAGCTCGGAGTATGGTATAAAGTTTTCTGACTTGTATCCGCTTGTGTGGAATGCAGACAACACGATGCAGAACATCTTATACAATTTTCAGCAAGGGCGTTATGGATGGAAGATTAACTATGTAATTAACTGGGATAACGCTGCATATTTATCTATAATACAAACAGACTCTAAAGACATTACACCAAAGAATCCTTTATTAACACAGGCTTATGGCAGCTAGCATTACAAGTGCGGAATTTACTGATGACACTAGGTTGTTTTACAGTAGGCAATCCGCAAACACGTGGAGACTCGGATTACGCTGCCCTTCAGCGACAACAAGTTCTGAAGGTGCGGCAAAACAATGTACGCACGTAGGGGACATAACGACAATAGATGGTGTTAGTGTAGACACAGGTGCGTCTGCTGCAGATCAAACTTCAATAGGTGCTAAAGATCTAAGTACGGATGCTGGCACAAGGGAAGCGTTGATTATTATGGCAGAGAAGATAAATTACCTGACGTACAGGTTAGAACAAGCTGGCTTAATGGCTAGCAGTTAAGGAGACACGATTATGCCAGAAAGACAAGGAGATTGGTTTGGTAATATGATGGGAGGTCTTGGTGGCCTCGGTATGTTGTATGGTTTAAGTCGGATGGGTAACAGGCCAACACCTAGCGTGGGTGAAACTACGCAAGAGGCGATGGCCGCAATGATGCGCGGCTACGGTGGCCCTGACGCTAAAGGTTTATTGCCGGGGAATCCTTTATATAACGTAGAAACAGCCACAGGGCCACCTGTTGCTGGTTATCCCGGCTACCGTGATATGATGTCAAGTATGTCTGAGCTTGACATACAAGATCAGCAAAGACTTTTTGATACATACGCTAGACCAGCAGCTTTAAGTCAGTATAATTTAGCTGCCGGTATGATACCAGCTTACGGCCAAATAGGTCGTGATGAAGCGTATCGTGATGCGATGATGGGTGCTGGCACACAGCTTGGTGTGCTACGTGGGCCGGGAGGGCAGCTTATAGATGAGGCTTATGCCAAAGCACAACAAGTAGATCAACCCTTTTATCAGCAACGTGCTGCGGCTGGCGGTATGTTGGGTGACTTGTTGGGTAGCTTTGTTGATCCACGCACTAAACAAAGGCAGTTAGCTGATCCTAATGCACCTAGTGGTTGGAAACAAAACCCTATGTACGATCCAAACCGCCCCGGTGGTTATTTTACTGGTGCGCTAGGTGGTGGCGAACGTGAAGAAGTTCAACGTGGCTTGAACCGTCAAGGTGTTCAAACAGGTTCTGCAAGTGGGCCGCGCTCGATGAGTGATGTTGTTGCTAATGCAATGACCTTTGGACAAGGCGTACAAAACCGGCGTGATGCGCTGGGCCGTGCGTTAGGTCAAGCTACCTCGTTCCTTCCTGCATCACGTAGTGGATTTGATCCGTTGCAAGTTGCGTTAGGACGTCCTTCGCAGCAGTTTGGTGCGGCTAACTTTTCTAGCCCAAACTTAGCAGGTAACACAGGGCAACAACAAGGCTTTGCAAACAATATTTTTAACCTTGCTGGAAAAGCAGCAGGATACCAAGCTAATCAACCTTCATTCCTCAGCCGTCTAGGTCAGGGTGTGAATGTTGCTAGGGGTATAGGAGAGTTAGGTTGGTAGAATTTAGTCAGTCGTAGATAGTGGTGTGTTATGAATAATGGTTCCAACGATATTCGCAATGCTGCTAGTTTGTTGTGCAGTCTGCGGCTGACTTTATCTTAAAGGGCGGAACAATGACAGAAGAAGAAAAACGTAAAAGATACTCAAGAGGTGTTCAGCTAACGCCAGAGTTGGAGGGATGGTTGCGGCAAGTTGTGAATGCTCAACGCACAGGGCAAGCTGTTCCCCCACCGCCTACACGTATGACAGGTGTTAGAGTTCCCGGTGATGCTGATTATGTCACTCCTATAGGCGATGAACAACCTAGAGCTAACCAAGGTCAGCCAGAGTTCGCACCGGCATATGTTGATCCACGGTCAGAAGCTATTGCACAAACTCCTGCGCTAGTCAGGCCAGTTGCCGGTATGATGG